AGCGCCAATTTACACACAATAAGTATTTCGCATATTGAAGGTGTATATGATGAACAGATTGGAGCGGCTCGTTGAATTGCGCGACAAGCTCGCAATGGCTATCAGCACATGTGACAGCCGGCGCGATTTAGCGGCATTATCAAAGCAGTACAGAGAGACATTGAGGGAGATTGAAGAACTAGAGGGAGAAGGAGCGCGTGATGACGAAATCGGCAGCATCCTTGCAGAATGCGCCGCTGATGGGGAGTCAAGAGCCGTCCGCAAGAGTCGTACCGAAGTATGAAAAATCAGATGGCCTGAAGGCTGCAAAGGTGCTCGCAGTCGGCGAGCTGCATCTGGATCCGTGGCAGGCTGATATTCTGGATGACTGGATGGCCCGCACACCTTCAGGCAGATGGATGTGTCCCACGTGCGGCGGATCAGTACCGCGGCAGAACGGCAAATCTTTACTCGTTCAGGGACGGGCAGCTGCCGGCATGGTTTTGTTTAATGAGCAAGTGGTTTATACGGCTCATCTGCAGAAAACAGCAACGGAAACATTCGAAGAACTGAAAAGTTTTTTCGAAGGACCGGCGTTGAAAAAGTATGTTGCAGAAATCAAGACTGCACTTGGCAGGGAACAAATCATCCTGAAGAATGGCGCCAGGATTAAATTCTTAGCCCGGACGCGCAACGGCGGCCGTGGGCAGCACGGTGATCTGCTGATCATCGATGAGGCACAAGAGATTGACGAAAATCAGCAGGCGTCTTTCCTGCCGGCAATTTCTGCAAGCATTAATCCACAAACAATTTATGTGGGCACACCTCCGGATCCGACAGCGGTCGGAACGGTATTCCGGGGGGTCAGGGCGAAAGCCCTGGCGGGTGAGTCTGAGAAAACAGCATGGTTCGAATTTTCGGTTGATGAGATCGGAAACGTGAAGGATCGGAGCCGCTGGGCGGCAACAAACCCCGCATTAGGCCGGAGGATTTTACTGTCCACCATCGAAAGCGAATGCGACCAGATGGATCCGGACACATTTGCCCGGGAGCGTCTTGGTTGGTGGGCAAAGATAGAAGAACACAAGGATGATCTGGCGATCGATGCAAAAGCCTGGGAGGCTTGCGCATCCGATGAGCTGAAACCTGAAGGCAAAACAGCTTATGGAATTAAATTTAAGGCAGACGGGTCAGAGGTTTGCTTGTGTGGCGCGGTTTGTCCGAAGGATGGCCCGGCGCGGATATCGCTGATAAAGCGCGCCCCGGCCGGTATTGGCATACAGTGGCTGGTCGATTGGCTCGCAGAACGGCCGAAAGTGGCCTGCTGCGTTGTGATAGATGGCCGTAACGGTGTTGATCTGCTTGTAGAGCGGATAACTCCTTATTGGCGCATGAAGGGATCAGTTATAAGGCCGTCAGCGCGGGATGTGATTGCCTGCGCCTCCCAGCTGATCACAGAAATCAATGAGCACACGGTTACCTGGTACAGGCCTCAGGAAGATCTCAACGAGAGCGCAGTTACAGCGACAAAACGACCAATAAGCGGCGGTTTCGGTTTTGGCGGGGACAATTCCACACCGATCGAGGCGGCAGCGCTTGCTTTATGGGGCTGCAGGACATCAAAGCGTGACCCGCAGAAGAAAATGAGGATAGGCTAAATGTTAGATATTTCAATCGGCCGGGTTGATGGACTTCCGGAGCGTGAACTAAGTCAGCTGATGAGGCTGATTGAAGTTTACCGGGATCATCAGGCGGCAAATCAGATAAAAAACAAATACTATGAGGGGCATGTAACCTTAGGAGATGTCAATCTGGGCATCGCCCTGCCTCATGGCCTCCGCGGCCTCGAGGTCGGCTGTTCCTGGGGCGCAAAGTGCGTCGATGTACTTGCATCCCGGTCCATGTTTGACGGCTTTGTCGCAGAAGATGGCACGGATGCGACCACGATGCAGGCGATCCTTTATGACAATAACCTAATTTATGAATATGGCAAGGCATGCCGGGATGAACTGAAATATGGCTGCACCTTTGCGACGTTGTCGAGGGGCGGATCTTCCGGCGTGCGGATCAGATGGCATACTCCGCAGACGGCAGCAGCAATTTGGGACGGTGAACACGATGCTATCGAGTGCGGTTTCGCGGTTATCTCCATCGACAACGACGAAACGAAGCGGCCGCTCGTTAAAATCCTTAATCTGTACACTCCGGATGCTACATGGGTGCTTAGGCATACGGATAATGCAGATTATGCTGCCGAAAGAGTGCCGCACGATCTGAAAACGCCGCTCATGGTGCCCTTTATCTGGAATGCTACCAGCGAGAAGCCGTTCGGGCGGTCGAGACTGAAGAAAAGCATCCGTGAGCTGATCAATGCTTATGTTCGGACGGTAGCAAACGCCACGATCGGCCTCGAGTTTGCGACCAGCCCGCAGAAGTATCTTCTGGGCGTGACAGATGAACAGTACGACGCAGTTGTGAGCCAGAAATTCCGGCAGTATATCGGATCAATCATTGCGGCAACTACCAATCCGGAGACCGGACAGAATCCTGTCTTTGGTCAGCTCACACAGGGAAGCATCCAGCCTCACGTGGACATGATCCGGATACTCGCCACCCAGTTTTCTGCCGCGACCGGGCTGACCGTTACAGAAGTTGGCGTGGTTAATGATGCGAACCCGACAAGCTCCGAGGCAATCCTTGCACAGTCTCAGACGCTGGTGACCATGGCTGAACAGCTTAATTCGAGCAATGGGTACGCTCTGCGGCGTGTGGCGATCCTTGCGCAGGCCATCGCGGCGGATACTACCGTTGACGCCCTGGAAGACCGGCAGAGAAACGTTCTGGCGCACTTCAAGAACCCGTCAATGCCGTCCGTAAGCGTGACGGCCGACGCGGCGATTAAGATTGCATCCTCCCGGAAAGAATTTGCATCTACGGATACATTCCTGGAGATGATCGGTTTCAGCCAGGCGGATATCCGGCGGATCCGGGCACAGGAACAGCGGGTAAGAGGACAGGCGCTCCTTGAAGACATCATGAACAGGGGCGAACCCACACCGATAAAGGAGCCGCAAGAGGATACAGAAACATGATTCGGTAGGTGGTTGTTATGTCTTACATCAAATTATCAGATTGGCAGGAGTACATCGAGCGCCTCAGACTGGTTAATGAAGCAGCCGCCGAAGAAATGCGGGCTTATGTCCGAATGCATGGCTTTGGTAACGAAGCGGAGCTGATCCAGGTGGCGCACGAAATCGCTACTAAGTACGGCGAGACTGTGGCATCTGTCACATGTGACATGTATGACGCTATAGCGCAGTTCCAGGGCGTCAATGTGAAGCCCGCAGAGCCGGCGGCAATGCCCACGCTCGAAGAGGTGAGGGACACGCTAATGTCAGCGCTCGAACGTGCGCCCTCAACCATCGACGCAGAGACGGGTAAACTTGTAAAGAAAACAAGCACCCGGACGATGCGCAAGAATGCCGCCCGTGACGGCGCCCAGATGGCATTAATCCCGTCCGGGGATGGCTGCGCATTCTGTATGATGCTCGCCTCCCGTGGTTGGGAGTCAGCACGAAAGGACAGCAGCTTTGACGCTCACCTGCATAAAAACTGTCAATGTGAGTATGCGGTGAGGTTTAACGGCGATCTTAATGTGCAGGGCTATGACCCGGATGCGATCTATGACGAATTTATCGACACAGGCGCCCGTACATGGAATGGTCGGATGAACGCAATGCGGCGGGCGAATTACGACAAGAACAAGGACATGATCAATGCCCAAAAGCGCGCAGCTTATCAGCGCCGCAAAGAACAAGAAGCAAATAAATGATAATTGACGCCCTCATGGGCGTTTTTTATATCCTTACGGCGGGATAATGCCGGACATTTACGCATAGCGGAGGGAATAAAGAAATGAGTGAAACTGTGAATCAGGATATTGCAAAAGAGACTCCAAAAACTGAGCCGCGCATGTTTACACAGGAAGAGGTCGACAGACTGATCGGTGAGCGGCTGTTCAGGGAGCGCGAGAAATACGCCGGCTTTGATACTTACAAAGAGAAGGCGGAAAAATATGATGCTGCCGAAGAGGCAAGCAAAACCGAATTGCAGAAGGCACAGGACCGCGCCGAAAAGCTGCAGGCACAGCTTGACGGCATGCTGAAGGCGGACGGATTGAGGAAGATCCGTGAAAAGGTATCACAGGAGACCGGCGTGCCGGTTGCGCTGCTTACAGCTGAAGATGAAGAAGGCTGCAAAGCACAGGCGCAGGGCATCCTTGATTTCAGTAAGCCAGCCCGGGCAAGCGTCCCGGACAGGGGCGAAGTCAGACCTGGGCCGGGCGGATCCACAGCAAAGCAATTTGAGGACTGGTTTAAAAACAATTTTTCAAAGTGAGGTATAAAAAATGGCTGATATTAACAGACTTACTAACAACATGGCACTGCCGAGCGACATCTCGGCCGAAATTCTGCAGAAAACGCAGGAAGAGTCCGCAATCATGAGACTCGCCCGTCACATCGACCTTCCCGGCCGTGGCGTTACGATCCCGGTGATCACCGGCGATCCGACCGCCGCATGGGTAGCTGAGACCGGCGTTAAGCCCGTTTCCAACGGCACTCCGGCCACCAAGCTGATGCAGGCGTTTAAGATTGCCGTTATCGAGACCTTCTCCAACGAGTTCGTCCGCGACATTCCGGCACTGTACAACGCTATGGTGCAGAGACTGCCGGCCGCGCTGGCCGGGGTGTTTGATAGCACCATTATCGGAGCAACCCAGGCTCCGTCCGCCACTAATTTTGACACCTTTGCATCCTGCACGGCTCAGAGCATTGCGAATGCTTCCAACGGCACCTATCTGGGGCTGGTAGCAGCCGATGCGGACATCGCAGCACATGGCGGCGTCATGAATGGACTTGCCTTCAGCGCACAGGGCAGAGCTCTGCTGCTGACCGCTCTTGACGGCCAGAATCGTCCGTTGTTCCTGGCCTCCGCGAATGACGGCGTGGTTGATCGTGTGCTGGGTGTTCCGACCTACTTTAACAAAAACCTTTACAAGGCCGGGACGTCCGGTAATCCCGGTACTCCCGCAATCGTTGGTATTGCCGGTGACTGGTCTCAGGCCATGTACGGCACCGTTAACGGCGTAGAGGTTGCCGTGTCCGACACCGCAACGCTGACCAGCGGCAACACCACCATTAACCTGTGGCAGCAGAACATGATTGCTGTACGCGCCGAGATCGAGGTCGGGTTCCGCGCCGACACCGCATGCTTCAACCTTCTGACCAACGCCTGATGGTTGAATTTATCCATAAGCTTACCGGCACTTTGATGCGGGTCGCGGATGACAGGGCAGATGAATACAAGGCGGCGGGGCATATCCCTGTCGCCGATCAGCAGAAGCCCGAAGAAAAACCCGCTCCAAAAAAGCGCCCGGTACGGGCTAAGAAATGAGGTGATCGGATGTCTTACGCAACAGCTGCGCAGATGGCCGCAGGCTTCCGAACATTGACGGACAGCGAAAAAGAGCTTTGCACTGCTTTGCTCAAAGAAGCAGAGCTGATCATAGACGCATACGCTCCGGATGCTGACGATGATCTGAAGGCGGTGGTATCCTGTCGCATGGTAAGGCGCGCAATCGGCGCATCTGACGCCGGCATCCCGATCGGAGCGAACCAGGGCTCGATGACAGCCGGGCCCTACACGCAGTCATGGACTGTTGCCGGAGGCGGCACAACCGGCGAGCTGTATCTGAGCAAATCGGACAAGCATCTGCTGGGCGTGGGCAATCGGATCGGAGTCTCAAATCCCTATAAGGGGGTACTCTTATGATCCGGGGGACGACGGTTACTCTGTATGAAAAGCGGAAGACCGGCAAAGACGGATTCGGCCGCCCGACATACACAGAAACGGCAATCACGGTTGATAATGTGCTGATTTATCCAGCGTCGGCAACAGAGGTTATCAACGAAACGAATTTATCCGGTAAAAAACTGGTTTATTATCTTTGCTTACCAACAGATGATGACCATGAATGGATGGACAGGAAAGTTTCGTTTTTCGGCGAGAATTGGCACGTATATGCCCCGCCGGAGCAATGGATGGAGAGCCTGCTGCCGCTGGTATGGAATAAGCGCATTAAGGTAGAGCGGTATGAGTAAGAAGGTTAAAGTCAAACTTAATTCTGCCGGAGTCCGGGAGCTGTTGCGCTCATCTGAAATGATGGCAATCTGCAGATCCCACGCTGAAGGTATCAGCCGCAATTACGGATCCGGCGCCAAGCTATCAGAGCATACCGGCGCAAACCGTGTAAATGTTTCTGTATATAAGGCAGATGGAGACAGCTCAAACCGGCTGCTTAAATCAATGGGAGGTAAGAAATGATGGATAGGGTTTTGATTGAGAAGATCCTGCTTGACTACCTGCTGCAGACTTTGGGCGTGCCTGTGTTCCTGGAAGAGCCGGAGCCGGATGATCTGCCGGCGAGATACATCATTATCGAAAAGACCGGCTCGTCTGTCGAGAACCATATCTATTCCGCCACCTTCGCTATACAGTCCTACGCTCCGACCTTATATCATGCTGCGTTGCTTAACGAGGCTGTCAAAGATGCAATGCAGGAAATAACCTGGCTCGATGAAATATCGAGATGCGAACTGAACAGTGATTATAATTACACCGACACCGCCACGAAGCGTTATCGCTATCAGGCGGTGTTTGATATTGTCCACTATTAAAAAATGGAGGATTAAAAAATGGCTAATACTGCAACTAATGTAACAACCGGCAAGCCGAAAACGGGCGGAGCTATCTTTTACGCGCCGATCGGCACCACGCTGCCGACTGATACCACAACCGAACTCGATGCGGCTTTTGTTTCCCTGGGCTATATCTCCGAGGATGGTCTGAGCAACGAGAACAGTCCCGAATCCGATGAGCTTAACGCATGGGGCGGTGATGTTGTTTACAGCTATCAGACCAGCAGATCTGATACCTTCGGCTTCACCATGATCGAGGCGCTGAACCCCGAAGTGTTGAAGGTTGTCTATGGGTCCAAGAATGTAACCGGCGATCTTGCGACCGGCATCACGGTCAAAGCAAACTCTGATGACTTGTCTGAATATGCATGGGTTGTTGATATGGTGCTTCGCGGCGGCGTAGCTAAGCGTGTGGTTATCCCCTGCGCAAAGGTTACCGAAATCGGCGAGATCTCCTACACCGACAATGATGCTGTCGGTTATGAGGTGACCATCTCTGCAACGCCTGATACTGCTGGCAATACTCATTATGAGTATCTGAAGAGCTCCGCGCTTTGATCGGTAACTAAGGGAGGGTAATGATGGAAAAAATTAAGGGTAAAACTGCTGACGGATTTGCTTTTGAGATTGATGACAATGTCTTCCATGACTATCGGTTTTTGCGTGCCCTGCGGCAGCTTCAGCAGGATGGTGATGCTTTCGACAGCATTGGTGCCTGCTTTGATCTGGTGACTGTACTTTTCAATGACAGAAAAAAAGAAGAGGAGTTTTATGCTTTCCTCGCTCAGAAGGGCGGCGGCCGGGCCACTGTCGAAGCGGTTGCCCGTGCAACGGGCGAGATCATGAAGATCCTGCAGGAGAAGAATAACGAAGCAAAAAACTGATGATCCTCTCTGCAATGCTTGAAGCAAGCGAAAGTGATGTGATCTGTGATCTCGCAGAAACCTATGGGATCTATGATTATACTGCTTTGCCTCTGCAGACGGTGGCAACGCTTGCAGCAGGGCTGAGAGGTAACTCACGCATAAAGATGCGGCTTGCCGGCGCCAGACTCACCACGGAGGAATATCTGACAAGCATAGCGGTTGATTATCTCGCTTTGCTATGGTGGGCCAAAACAAAAGACGGGCAGAAGGGTACGAACAAGCCGAAATCAGTCAGAGAAGCATTTATCGGTGCGGCGGATGCGCACCAGAAGAAAGATAATGATGTGATCGCATTCGACACGCCGGAAGAATTTCTCGCGGCGCGTGATCGCATTTTGAGAGGATAGAAGATGGCTACAGAACTTGCAAAAGCTTATGTCCAGATCGTACCATCTGCGGAAGGTATCGAGGGCAAAATTGAGGATGCTCTGTCGGGTAGCGCAGGTTCTGCCGGTGAAGCTTCTGGCGAGAATTTTGTCAAGAAAATGGCGAAAGCAGTGGTCGGGAGTGCGGTTATTGCCAAGATCGGACAGGGCATCAGCGCATCTATATCAGAGGGCGCGGATTTGCAGCAGAGTATCGGCGGAATCGAAACGCTGTACAAAGAAAGCTCCGATACTATGATTGCATACGCTGACCAGGCATTTAAAACTGCCGGGCTGTCAGCGAATGATTATATGGAGACAGCAACGAGCTTTTCGGCCTCCCTGCTGCAGTCTCTTGGCGGCGATACGGCGAAAGCAGCCGAAGCCGCAAACAGCGCAATCATTGATATGGCCGATAACAGCAACAAGATGGGCACCTCGATGGAGTCCATCCAGCTGGCCTATCAGGGGTTCGCAAAGCAGAATTACACCATGCTCGACAACCTTAAGCTAGGTTATGGCGGCACGAAGTCAGAGATGGAGCGCCTGCTGAAAGACGCCCAGGAAATAACCGGCGTTAAGTATGATATCGATAGTCTGTCAGATGTGTATGATGCAATCCATGTTATCCAGGGCGAGCTCGATATCACCGGCACAACATCAAAAGAAGCAGCCTCAACCTTTACGGGGTCAGCTGCCGCGATGAAATCAGCGTTTAGCAATGTGCTGGGTAACTTGTCACTTGGCCGTGACATCGGCCCGAGCCTAAATGCGCTCGCAAAAACGGTATCGACGTTTTTATTTGGCAATCTGATACCGATGATCATGAACATCCTCCGGACGCTTCCGGGGGCGTTGATGTCGTTTTTGCAGACCATGGCTGCAGAGCTGGCGCCGATGGGCAGGCAGCTGCTTGACTCTCTCTTGCGGGGGCTTGCGGATATCCCAGAGCTGATCTCTAAAGCCGGCGAGATGATAACGGGGCTGATTGATGGCTTTACGGCCGCGCTGCCCATGCTGCTTACTGCGGGCAAATCAATTTTAACAGGTGTTGGCAATGGCATTATAAATGCGATTCCGTCGCTGATCTCATCGGCGGGTAAGATCATCACCTCTGTGATAACCACGATACAGAGCGCATTGCCGAACATTCTGCAGACAGGCTGGGAGATCATCAGCAATATCGGCAGCGGCATTGTCAACAATCTGCCGTCAATCGTGACAAGCATCGAGGGGATGCTGACAAGCATTTATGATGCAATAACCAATGAGGAAGCTGTCGCGGCTCTGCTGGATAAAGGCAGCGAGATTATCGACAACATCATCTCCGGCATAACGACCGCGGCGCCGACAGTTGCAGCAGCAGCAACCGATTTCTTTACCTGGTGGATCAATGCTATCGGCACATATCTGCCGACAATGCTGCTTATGGGTAAAAATATCTTATCCAAGATTATAAGTGGTATCGGCGAGAAGCTGCCGGATGTTATCACTGCGGCGTGGGATGTACTATCCGCAATTATCAACAAAATCGCAGAGAACCTGCCCGCGATGATGGCGGAAGGCCGGGCGATCCTTACAAATATTGTTAACGGTATCGCGGAGCTGCTCCCCAATGTGGCCAGTGCGGCATGGGATATTATGTCAACAATCGTGGGCAAGATCGTGGAAGGCCTCCCCGGCATCCTTGCTATCGGCTTTAGTATTCTGAAAAATGTTGCTGCCGGCATCATCGAGAATCTGCCCACTATCGCGAGCGCGGCATGGGATATGCTCGTTGCGATAGTAACTAAGATCGTTGAGAACCTTCCGGCATTCTTGTCACAGGGCGCAGCTCTGCTGAAACAAATTGCACAAGGCATCACGGACACACAGGCCACTGTCGTTTCGGCAATCTGGAATATGCTCGCGGCGCTTCTGGCTAAGATCTTTGCAGCTCTGCCCACTTTTCTTGCAAACGGCAAAACAATCGTTACAAAGATTGCTGCCGGAATTAAAGCTAAGGTCGCAGACGCAAAGACCGCAATCAAAACCGTACTTGATGGCATCAAAAGTAAAATTACCAGTATGGGCGAGACCATCAAAGGATGGGGCAAAAGCATCGTCAATAAGATTAAGAACGGTATTATTAATGCCCCGTTGGCTCTGGGGTCGCTTGGTACAAAGATTTACAACGCTATTAAAAACGCACTCAGCGGGTTCAGTTTCAGTAGCTTGGGATCAAGCATTATCAGCGGCCTCAAAGGCGGTATTAATAGTGCTATAGGCGGTGCGGTGGAATCGGCTAAAAATGCCGTATCGAGTATCTACAACGCCGCAAGAAGCGCGCTGAAAATTAACTCACCGTCGAAGCTGTTCCGGGATGGTGTTGGTGCACCGATCGCTGAAGGTATCATTGTGGGCATTGATGACAATCTCGAGCCGACATTTATCCAGAAGGATATCAATGCAGTGCTCACTGCGGCACAGGATACTGTTCACAATCCGGTCGTCTCCGGCAGGCAGACCGACACAACGGCGATTGCCGCGGCTGTCCGGTCCGGTATGGAGTCGGCAAAAATCAAAACAACGATCACAGAGAAATCGTTCAGGCGCGGCCTGCAGGGAATGGGGGTTAACTTCGCATGAGCTTGGATAACGTCAAAGCAACACTTACCTACACATGCGGCACCGGCGAAGTCTTTGACCTCATGCAGGAAGGCGTCCGGGTACTGTCGGGCAACATGCACACATGGGAGCGCTCCCCGGTTGAGAGCGAATTGATCTATGGTTCTAAGGTGACGGCGGTCGGTAAGGCTGCCGCCACTTATTCTGTGCAGATCATTTTGGGCGGTCCGGAGAGCAGCAGGAAGGCATTTCTTAACGCGTTTCACCGGGCGCTTGAGTTTGATTTGGCGAATAACGCACCGGGCACACTCAGCTGCGGCGAGTGGCATATTGACGCATTCGGTATCTCATCGGCAACCACGCCGAACAGCACGAACAGCAAAACATTAAATACAGTTAATTTCTACTGCCCGTCTCCGTTCTGGCTGAAAACCGACAGCATCATCATTGCGGAGACAACCACCAGCGAAGATCCGACCGGGCTGGACTTCCCCTTTGACTTCCCCTTTGATTTCACCGCGTCTTTATCGAGGACTGACAATTTCAATATCGAGTCTCTTATTCCATCAGATTTCATTATGCGGATATATGGGCCGATCGCTAATCCGACCATTAAAATTAATGGTTATTTATACGGAGCAGATATCGAGATCGAATCGGGCGGCTATGTCGAGATAGACAGTGCAAAAAGGACAGTCTTTAAGTACGATCGGACAGGGACAAAGATTAATGTATTTTTCGCCAGGCGCAAAGATACATCTGTATTCGAGCCGATCCCGGGCGGAAGCATCAGCGTGGTGCGTAATGGTACATACCGGGTTGAGATTGATGTGCAGAGAAAGAGGGATGAACCAGAATGGAATTGATACACGCCAAGAAAAACGGTACTGAAATCGAGATGCTGGTTGATCCTGAAGCGGATATTGAGCTGGGCGGAGAGGGGCAATATGCCCACTCCATGCAGTTTTCTTTTCCGGCGGATACGTGGGATCAGAGCATCGGATACGGAGATCTGATTTATGTGCCCGACACAGAGATCGGCGGGATGGTGGGAGAGATCCACTCATCAACGGAAAATAACGTTGTTTCCATTATGGCGCGCACATGGCGCGGGATGCTGGATTATAAGATCATCGAGCCACCGGCCGGAGCTGACTACTACACGATCTCCGGAGAGCTTAACACTTGCATCGACAGACTGCTGTCCGGCAGGTTTGGCAGCTTGTTCAGGGCGTCCAACGATAACACCGGCGTGACAGTGACCAATTATCAATTTGACCGATACACCACATTGCTTGCCGGGCTGAATAAGATGCTGCAGGGCGTCGGCTATAAACTGGCGATTAAGTATATCAATACTGTAACACCGGGTTATGTCGAGGTCAGCGCAGCACCGATCGTGGATTATTCGCGGTCAATCGAGCTGTCGCAGGATTACGGTCTGGCTTTTACCGTGGACGATATCCGCAACGGTGTTAACCATTTGATTTGCGCCGGCAAAGGTGAGCTTAAGGATCGTGAGATCATCCATCTGTATGTTAACAACAAGGGCAAAATCGTTAACACAAAGTATTATACCGGAGTTGATGAGGTTGTCGGCTTTTTTGAGAATGCATCTGCCGAAGGTGCGGAACTAAGAAATTCCGGGATAGATCACCTGAAGACGGTTATGAACAGCAAAGAAATCCAGATGGACATCTTATCGCTTCAGGGCGGCATCGGTTTGGGAGACGTCATCGGCGGCCGGGACTATATAACAGGTCTTTCACTTGCCCAGCCGATTTCAAATATCGTAATCACAATTACCGGCGGGGTTGAGAGCCGGACATACTCTATTAAGGGTGAGGAGGATTAAATGGAGCTTGTAACAGGTAAAAAGGGCGAGACGCATGTCACATCGCTGCAGTTTCGCAACATTGTTCGGGCGCTTACCGGCTCAGACAGCTATATCGCTAATGCCTATGACAACTGTGCTGTTGCCCTGCAGGATGACGGCGTGACCCTGCAGGTATCGCCCGGCATTATCATACATCATGGATGCGTTTTCGAAATCCCATACGGCACGCTTGAAGAAATCACGCTTGCAGCAGGTACAGCCGGCAGCAAGCGCCGGGATTTGATTTGCATCCGCTGGACGCAGGACGAAACAACCGGCATTGAGTCTGCAGCATGGGTCGTCCTTCAGGGCGAGCCGGCAACCAACCCGGTTGATCCGACGTATAACGATACCAACATGCAGGAAGGTGCTTTCATCGATGATTGCCCTGTCTTCCGGGTCGAATTTAATGGCCTGAACGTTTCTGGAATAACAAGGCTGATTGACATGCTCCCGACAGCAGAGGGACAGGAGACGCCGATCAGCACGTTGTCCAGTGATGTCAGCACGCTGAAGGCGAACGTGAAGGCCCTGCAGTCAGCTGACACGACAATCAATAAAACTTTAACATCGCACACGAACAGCATTAGCACACTCACATCGAAGACGAACACTATACAGGGCAGCATCACCACTTTGCAGACAGCGAAAAATCTGAACGTAAACGGCAGCTATGGCTTGTCGGTGAAATTCTGGCGTCGGGGCAATGTTGTATTTGTTCATGTAGGCGGTACGCCAACTAATCTGACAGAAGGCTGGAAAAATATTTGCAAAGTAACGAATAGTAACTTTATCCCTTCTGCCAATGGTCCGTACGACACCAGATGCGCGCAGGCTATTTCCGATCAAACATTTCTCATTAACATGCAGTCTGATGGCAATCTGCGTATCAATCCGACAGCCAAGACAATAACAGGCTACATCAATGTAACCTATGTATATTTCATGTAGGAGGGTGAGCGATGTATGTTATTAAACGCTTAACGAATGAAACAGCTATCAACATAGGTCGGCAGGGAGAAAACATTGCGACCGTGATTGAATTTCCGCTTGATGAATATATCGAAAACTACGGCGCAGGCACTGCGCAGCTTGTTCATATCCGCCCCGGAGATACAGCACCCTATTTGTGCACAACAGAGCAGCTTGATACCGCTCTTGATTGGACGATAACCAACGAGGATACCGCGTATGCCGGCACGGGCATGTGTGAACTGCGCTGGGTTGTTGATGACACCCTTGCAAAGTCGATGATTTACAAGACCGTTATTAATCCGAGTATCACGGCGGACTCTGTTCTCCCGGATCAATATCAGAGTTGGTATGATGCGATGATGGAGGCGATAGAGCAGAAAATTATCCCCATAGACGATCTGAAGAATAATCCTGTCCTTAACCTGATTGACACCGGGTTGAATGCATTTGGAGCACGCATTATGCCGGGTGAAGATTTGAATTGGGAAAAGTATTTAAAACCGGGGTCGTGGATTGGCGCTCCGGATTCCCAAGATCCTGTTAAAAACAAACCCGACATGGGCAGTGGCCATTATTATAGACTGATAGTTAAGGGCTTATATGATAGCGGGTATAGTGACGTTACGCCCCAGTATTTGATCCGCATCATTGAGGCTGAGCAGGGGTCTAAATCAGAAACATGGACTCAAGTTGTTAGGACGTACGGCTTTGATGATCCGGAGCATATGCGTATTTATCCATGGGTTAAACTTGCCACATCTTCAGACCTCGACACCCTCACCACCGCAGTCACCGCCAACACTAAGTCTATCAAAAACTCGGTGCATCTTGCTTCAGGCTCATCAACCGCAGGGACTCTGCTTGCATCCGATACGGACATCAATCAGCTTTTGACAGGTGAGTATTATTGGACAAGTGCGGCAACGAGACCGAGCGCCAACATCCCCGACAACACAGCGGTTAGAGGCAGGCTGTGGGCACTTGACAGCGGCGGCAGTGATATTTACTGTGCTCAGATTTGCTACACGTCAAATTTTAACTGGTATATCCGCTACTGCACATCGAAATCGAGTTATACATGGACGGAGTGGAAACAGATCAATGGAACACCTAAACAGCTTTCTGGTATCACCAGTCTTTCGGACATCCCGCTTGGCAGTAACGGGTATGCACAGTTTGATGCGTCAGTATCTCCAACAGGGGCAACCGCTTACTTTACTTACTGGTGCACTGGTACTAATGACAGGCGGTCAATCATAGCAGTGTACACGGCAGACAGTACCGCAAAAGCATATGTTAATGTTCTGCACAACGCAGACGGCGTAACTTGGAAGGGTTGGAAAACTATCACACTTTCATAAGGGAGGTATAAATTATGTTTATCGTAATCGAATTACAGACAACCGGCACCCAGACAGCAAATCTCGTAACCTCTCACGCCACCCTTGCGGAGGCTGAGGCAAAATACCATAACGTTCTTGCGGCTGCGGCAGTCAGCTCTCTGGACGCCCACGGGGCAATCATGGTGAATGACAGATGCGTACCCATCAAACACGAGTGTTACACACACGTAGCGGAGGAATGACATGACGGAGATACTTGCATATATTGCCGCGCACTGGCTGGAGTGGCTTTTTGCTATCTGCCTTGCGGCTCTGACTGCCGCTTGGCGAACGGTATCCGCCCGGCTCAAGGTCGAGCATGAGAAAAACGAAGCGATTGCGGAGGGGGTGCAGTCATTGCTCCGTGAGTCGATCGTGGGCAATTACAACCGATACGCAGACAAAGGCTACTGCCCGATATATGCCAAAGAGAGTATCAAAAAGGTTTATCATGCATATCATGATCTGGGCGGCAATGACGTAGCAACGGAACTATACAAAAAGCTCTTGGCAATGCCAGCAGAAGTGGAGGTAAGAGATGAAACTGAGTAACGACGCTTATGACAAACTCAAATGGATTGCGCAGTATTTCCTTCCCGCACTCGGGACGCTCTATTTTGCGCTGGCAGGCGTGTGGGGTCTTCCCTATGGGGAGCAGATCGTAGGAACAATCACCGCAGTTGACACTTTCCTCGGAGTACTTCTGGGAATCAGCACGGCGCAGTATAAGCAGGAGCAGGGCGATGTATAGGACGGTTTTTATCGGATGCGTGGCGGCAGTAATGACCGCCACTGCTATCTTTGGGTGGGCGTTGTCGAAGGAAATAGAAGCGTTTTGTGAGATGGAGGCAGAATATGCTAAAGATTAAGAAATCGGATATACAGCTTACCCGTGGGGACTCTGCATACATCACTCTTGGAATAAGCGGCATAGAACCCTCTGCGGCGGATGTGGTGCGCTGTCAAGTGCGGAAAGAGCCGAACGGCGGCGAAATTATCATTGATGCGGTGGCAGAGCAGGATGCAGAAGACCCCACGCAGTATCTGTGGTACATCCGCCCGGCGGACACGGCAGAGCTGACGCCGGGTGAATATTACTGGGATGCTCAGATTGAGATTGCAGAGTCTGGGGATATCTTTTCTTTTGTTCCTGTGAGTAGCTTTGTTGTACTGGACGAGGTGACGGAGGTGGACAATGGCTAACATTAATGGTGTGGTTGTCCGCAATGGACAGGTGACGGGCGGCATCCGCGAAACGCTGCTTAAAGGTCTGTCGGCGTATGAAATCGCTGTCACTGAAGGATACGATGGCACGGAAGAAGAATGGCTTGCGTCCCTCAAGGGTGAGACCGGCAGTGCCGGACCGCAGGGTGGGCAGGGACCGCGCGGATTGACTGGAGAGACGGGCCCGCAGGGGCCTCAGGGCATACCGGGAGAGCAGGGCCCGGCAGGACAGGATGGATACACTCCCGTCAAGGGTGTTGACTACTTTGACGGCGAGCAGGGGCCGCGCGGCGAAGTCGGACCGGCGGGACCACAGGGGCCGAAGGGTGACCGAGGCGAGACAGGGGCTTGTATTACGGAGACGGTCACAGGTACAGCGCCCGTTATCGTGGCAGAGGATAATCACAGGTATGTCTGCGGAGAGGTGACGAGTTTGTCATTTACTCCGTGTGCTTCGGGGATTTGTGATGTCATTTTTACTAGCGGAAGTACTGTGGCAGTGCTGACTTTGCCGTCAACTGTCAAGATGCCAGACGGCTTTGAGGTCGAGGCAAATTGTACCTATGAAATCAATATTTTAGATGGAGTTTGGGGGGTGTATCAGAAGTGGGCAAATTGATGCACTCTGAAAAGGCGGTGATGTCATGGATATGATGTCACTAAGAAGGAGTGTGATGATGGGGCAGAAAGACGATTCAAAAATATGGCTCATTAAGAATGGCATAGACGTTATATCTAATACTGGCGGTTATGTGTGTTCTACTCAAAAAACATCGGGTTGGAATATGTCTGGGTGGTCTGCTCAAATGCCAATATTGACACAAGGAGATGGTTTCTTGCGGTTATCTGTAACAGGAAATCCTGTATATGGGTCGCTAATTCCGCAGAAGAACCTGGACATGTCTGAAATAAATAACAAGAGATTTTACTTAGACTCTTCGCTCAATTTATCAGATCGTTCATATTTCCATTTGATGATGCATGATAATGACGGGATTTCATACACTGGGAGAGAGATTAGGGCAAATGCGGGATACGACAGATGCGTTTTAGACTTTTTAATTTATTCGGGTGGAAATGACAAAATTATATCGGTTAAATTCCCGATGCAAATAAGCACACGAAGCACGAGTTATATTGACATATATAATGCTTGGATTGAGTAAAAGGAGCAACTCTACGGGAATGTATGACCTCGTCAGCGTGGAGCACTCACACGTTAAACAGATGTCTATTTTCGATGAAACCGGATCTGGGGTAGTTTCAGTGAAGGTGGAGATTTTGCAAAGGTTGGCGGGTATCCGTAGACTCTCACTCCGCAGTCCATCGCAACACTTAAAGGCGATAATGTGATGTGGAGCGATGGCGATGAACTCAAAGTTAAATACTGGACACGATGAAAGGAGATTAAAATGTACTACTACGTCATCAGACATTACAGTGAAAACGGCACACGCAAAACACCGGCGAATTATCCTTACGCCACTAGGGCAGAGGCTGAAAGACAGTATGCCCTTTTAGTTGCGGCGGCATGGGCGAACGAGATTGCACTGCAGGAAGGCAAGGAAATGAACATTGACTTTGAGTCTGTCGAAATCGGCACTGTTGAGCAGGGCAAGATTGACAGACGGTATTTTGCTCACGTGCGTCCGATTCCCGAGGAGGCAACAGAGGAGGCATAACATGAAAATCACTGATACCATGATAAAAACATGGTCCCACCTCATCGGCTCCGGCATGACCAAAGAGGGCGCCGCGGGATTGATGGGCAACCTGTTTGCTGAGTCCGGCATCATCCCGATCCGCGTGGAGACGCTTTGCCTCCAGCGGCTCCGGGAGGCGGGAAAGTATTACACGAATGCCACTTATACGGCATTTGTGGATGATGGCACAATCTCCAGAGCTGAGTTTTTACATCCTCTCCCCGGCAAGCAGTACGGATACGGCCTTGCGCAGTGGACGTCCCCGGGGCGCAAAGGCAAATTGTACGACCACTGCAAAGCAAAAAAGGTCTCCATCGGGGATCTGACCGCACAGCTGGATTTTCTGGTGACGGAGCTGCAGCAATCTTACCCGAGTGTGTGGCGGGTGCTGACCACAACAGACAGTATCGCGGAGGCGTCGGATGCGGTACTAATCAAATTTGAGATGCCGAAAGATACAGGCTATATAGTCAGAGCAACACGGGCGGGCTATGGCAAGGAGCTGTATAACCATTTTGCAAAGGAGGCGGAGAGCGTGGCAAAGGTAACGGCGCAGGACGTGATCAATGTGATCCGGGAGTGGATCGGATACAGCGAAGCCAACGGCAAGCACAAGGCAATCGTTGATATCTACAATGCCTATGGGGCAAAACACGGCTATCCTCGAGGCTACAAAGTCCCATATAACGTGGCGTGGTGCGATGTTACTGTGAGCGCCGCCTTTATCCAAGCGGGCGCGGTGGACCTTCTGGGCGGCATCGAGTGCGGGGTAGAAGAGCATATCCAGATCTTTAAGCGTGCCGGCATCTGGATTGAAGACGGCACGATTACTCCCAAAACCGGTTATATCATCTGCTACAACTGGGATCAGTACGGCCAGCCGAATGGTGGCTATGCTGACCACATCGGCATTGTGGAGAGCGTCAAAGACGGCATGATCACCATTATTGAGGGCAATTACAACGATGCTGTGCAGAGAAGGCAGATCAAAGTAGGTTGGGGGTATATCCGAGGATACGCCGCGCCGAAGTATGCGGATAACTCAATTAATAACTCAACTAACTCAATTAAAAACTCAACTAACTCAACAACTAAGTCAACTAAAGCGACAATTCAAAGTGAAGTTAAAAGTGCAACTTTCACGCCGCAGACCGTCCAAAATGGGTCTGTTGGCAAATCAGTTTTACTCCTGCAGACCTTGCTCCGTGGTCTCGGCTATCTTGGCAATGACGGCAGACAGTTAGATCTGGACGGCGTGGCAGGCGCTAACACCATCGGAGCATTACGGCGTTATCAGGCGGATCATGCTTTGACCGCTGACGGCGTGGCGGGTGTACAGACTTGGAGTAAAATTATAGGTATTTAAGCACAAAATCTGCATAAAATATGCAAAATCGGCATTAAACTGCATTAAACCACATTAAACATGGGCGGGGCTTTGGTCCCGCTCTTTTTTTGTGCCCAGTATTAACGATACAGATCGGGACGGATGCATACATTTACCACCGGGCACAAATCACAAAAAAATTACATCAATGCATCGGTCTTTACCGAAACGTATTTCCCTAATGATCGACCGCCAGAAAATCCGTTTTTCTTCTCGCGACATTCCCGCATAAATTACATCAATATCTGCAGATATGATTTCCTGCAGCGCCGATAGATCTAAATTTCCTACTCCGTACTCATCCGGCGCAGCTGCATGCAGGGACTCGATCTGTTTGATATAACTTTCTTTATCTGACCTATACTCATCGAGTGTTATTAACTCGTTGATGTATAGGTCTTTTAATTTGCCTATTTTACGTTCAAGCGCAGCGATCTGCGCGGCGTTATCCCTGCGCGGTGCTGCTTCCGCTTCAATCTGCAGCTGGTATTCATGCAGCATTGGCCGGAGATTATCGAGTAAATACCGTTCAAGCGCTGCCTCTGTAATAACCTTGGAATTGTCACAAACATGCAGCCCGGCCCGCTGCCAATAAGACGGGCAGCGATACTGATACACAGACGCCCGCGCATGCGTTGCCTTGCGCTGACGGTAGCGGTGGTTACCCGCAAAATTACAGCCACATTCTGCGCACCGGATCAGCCCGGAAAAGATGTATGTTCGTTTGGCGTTCTGTTTTATGTTCATTGATAATTTATGCTGCACATCATTAAACAGGTCCACGGGCACGATTGCCGGACAATAATGCGGATTATTCCTATACCATCCGATGTATAACCTGTTCTGTAAATGCCGCTTAAAAGAGGCCGGAACGGACGGAAAGCAATCCGTAATTGCGCGGGCATATCGCATAGTATCCCGGAGCGATCCCGTTTTTGCGTATTGCTCAAAAACAGCAAGGACGTCCGGCGCGTGTTCATCGGGAACAAGATGTTTATCGACAATTTTATAGCCCGGCGGAGTCTGGCCCGAAAGCACTTCACCTTGTTTGACCTTGTAAGCATTGACCTGACGTATTCTTTGCCCGGTGTTCTCTGCTTCATACTGGGCGATAGACATCATCTGGTTGACGATCAGACGCCCCGCCGGGGTTGTTGTATCGTATATTGGCTCCCAGATGGCAATCCACTCCACGCCGTTGGCATCGAGAATTTCTTGTGTGGCGGTGTAGTGGCGGACCGATCGAAACCAACGATCTAGTTTTGTAAAGATGATCAGATCTATTTTTCCGGCACGAACATCATCAAGGAGTCGCTGCAGCTCATCGCGCTGCGCAAATTTGCGACCGCTTACCCCGTCATCCATATAGGTGCCGGCAGCCACGAGATAAGCGTGATCCTTCACATATTTTTCCAGCGCATCACGCTGGGCGGGCAGACTGTCGCCCTCTTTTACCTGTTGATCGGAGCTGACGCGGATATATAGAGCGGTGCGTTTCATGTTTAATCCCTCCGTATTTGCACTATTTTCCCTAACCGATCAATGATGCTATATCTTCCGTGTAGCCGCTTATCTGCGACAGCTCCGAGACGCGCTTGAGGGCCTCCGCTTTGCCGGTCCGATTAAGGCGGCGAAAAGCTGCAAGCAGGTCTTTTTCAGCATCAGACAGGGGCGGCTCCTTCGTGGCTTTTTCTGTCAACAAATCCTCTAGCTCTACACCTAACCATGCGCAGATTGTTCGGATCTTATCCGTGCGTGGTATTTTCCGAGCGTTGCACCAGTCTGATGCGGTGGCGGATGATACGCCCATATAACGGCGGAGATCTGCCTGCGTCTTTTCGTTCAGTTCTAAATAGTATTTGAGATTCTTTGAAAATATCTCTCTAATCTCGTTGTCTGACATTGTCTGCTCCCATCTCTCCCCTTTGTAACGTCAATATATCACAAAGCGAAACAAACCACAATAAAACGTGAAAAATATTTCGCTTTAGGCTTGACACGCGCCGCCGATAGCGGTATATTGAACAAGGGCGAAAGCTCGCTTAAAGCGAACAACCAAATACAGAAGGAGGTGATAAGTTGAAAAAGATTTCACTGAAGGCCCTGCGCGTCGACATGGATATGACGCAGGAAGACGCCGCGAAAGAGCTTGGCATCACAGTTCGGACGCTTCAGAACTGGGAGAGTGGCGAAACGTTTCCGACAGTCAAACAGCTAATGCAACTTTGCGAGGTCTATCAATGCGAGGTTGCAGATGTTCGTTTGCCTGTTAAACTCGCTGAAAGCGAACAGGGGGCATAACATGGCTAACACAGATATCATCACACAGAAGCAAATGCTCCCGGACACGCTCCCAGACCTTGCAAGTTTGTTCTGGTAGGACGCGAAAAACTGGCAGCGGTCCGGGCGGCGATCCGGGCTATTGACAAAGTGAAGGTTGCCGAAGAGGTACGGAAGCAGAAGCTAGAAGAAGATGCAGAGGCAGTATGAACACACCAAACATTGCATTAATCGCCCGGGCGCTGTCGTTGATCATGTCGGCGCGAACGGGGGCAAATGTAACCGTTAAAGCGATTAAGAAGGGAGAGCAGTATGAACTTGAAGGATGCACAGACAAGAGCGGTCCACGGTGACCGCAGACTGGTTATCAAAATGCCGTCCGGCGGTTCGATCAGCGGCAGATGGTTCGAAGACCATATGCTGGATTTTGTCCGGGAGCACGGCGCAGAGCATGTCGAGGTTATCCGTGACAATGACGTGCAGGTGACCGTGCAGATGGTGAGGTGAGCGACCTTGTGGAATGTCATCGGAGCGGCAAAAAGCAGACCACGCAGGGACGCAAAGAAGTATAAGGCATGGTGTGACCGGACCGGCAAGGCATCTATGCATCGCAGAGGACCACGGCCAACACAGGCGGCAATTAACATCATGAGGCAGAAACCATATCAAGGAGGTGAGCAAGACGGGGGACAGAAGACGGATAGACCGGAGCAAGATCAAAGAGCTTTATGAAAAAGGGCTGTCAACGGCGGAAATCGCCCACGAAATAGGCTGTGATGCTGAATACCTGCGGCGGATCATTACCGACGAAATGGACTTAGAACCACCAAAGACGAAGCAGAAAGCACTGGTAAATACCACCGGCGGCATGACAACGGACAGCATCGAAGCATGGTCGAAGCAATGGGACGAAACCAGATTTACAGTAAAGATGCTTCTGCGCACGAACTACAACAAAACCAAGGTTATGGAAGACTACGAAAGGAGGATAAGAAAGAATGGCCTCATTTGAAGAAGCCGCAAAGGGCGTAAGAACAGGAAAAGAGGTTTGGATTGTTACCAGAACGCTCGTTGACGAACACACCTCATTAGCTGAGTTTCTGGGCGCTGACGACTACGAAATCATCGAGCCTGAAGCAGAAGAACCAGAAGAACCCGCACCAACAGAAGAAGAACCGCCGAAGAAAAAGAAGTTTCCGGCGCCGGTGGACCATGGAAAGATAGTTGCTCTGTACAAGGCAAATCGAACGCCGGTATGGATCGCAGATGATATGGGTTGCTCACTGCAGACCGTCATTAATCACTTGAAAAAGGAGGGCATTTACAGAAATGAAACTTAAAGATTACGCTGGCATCATGACCGGCATTGCATCGGTAACCTTGGCGCTCAACATCTTCTGGGCGCTGACCAAATGGGACGCTGTTGGTGTGGTATTCATGGCGCTGATCATGGGGTGTTTTGCCGTGTTCAGCTTTTACATGGGTTGCGACCTTATCGACAAAAGGCGGAAGACTGAAAAGCGCTTTCGTGAACTTAGGAATAATCGCCCGTGGAGCATCCCCAATCTGACAACATGGGAGATGATCGAAGACGGAACAGGAAGGAGAGTCAAATGGTAAAGAAAGAAAACGCCCCCGCCGATGTTACCAGCATCGACAAGGGCAGAGACTCAGATAACGATATTAATAATAACACAGAGCGATGCGACCCGGCAACCATGGTAGAGATTTTATCGCTTGCCCGGATTATCAACGCACACCGGGGCGAATTTAACTGCTGGGTGCAGATCCAGATTATCCCGCGCGAGGATATGGTGACCATCTTTTCGAGTGACTACAGCGACGCGAAATTTAAAGAATACTCGACAAATCCGAGCGTCACTTGGCTCTTTGGCAAGGATGGTATCTATGATCCCGGCCTCATCATAGCAAGAAATGAACTGGAAAGGAGAATTAACACATGGCGACATTGTACGAACTGACCGCCGAATATGCGGCATTACTGGAGCTTGCCGAAGATCCCGAAACGGATCCCGAAGTGCTTGCCGGTACTTTCGAGGCGCTGGAAGGCGAAATTGAGGTTAAGGCCGACGGCTATGCCCGGGTTATCCGGGAGCTTGAAGCGCAAGAGGCCGCGATCAAGTCAGAAGAGGACAGACTTGCAAACCGCCGGCTTGGCATCTCGAACAATATCCGCTGCATGAAGCTGAGTCTGCAGCAGGCCATGACCACAACCGGCAAAACGAAGTTTAAGACCGATCTGTTTTCATTTTCCGTGCAGAAGAACCCGCCCGCCGTCGTGCTCGACGTACCCGAGGATGATCTGGAAAGCATCCCGGCGGAATACTTAATCAGACAGGCGCCGAAGGTGAACAAGACCAAGCTAAAAGAAGACCTGAAGGCCGGTAAGGATCTGGCCGGGGTGGCGCATCTGGTTCAGGGTGAAAGTTTGAGGATACGGTGAAGGAGGTGATTCTGTATGTGTTCACGCGTAATCGGCGTCATGGGAGAGTCGGGCTCTGGCAAGACTACCGCAATGCGCAATTTACCGCCAGAGCTGACCTTCTATATCGACTCTGATAAAAAGGGGCTGAATTGGAAGGGTTGGCGCAAGCAGTACAACACCGACAGCAAGAACTACTGGGCGTCAGACAGCTTCAGCATCGTGAGCGGCATTCTGCAGAAAATCAATAAAGAAGAACAGTTTAAACACATTCGATATGTTGTTATTGATACCTTAAACGGAATGATGGTGGCCGAAGAGATGCGGATCCTCGCTATGCAGTCCGGTGATAAGCGCTCTGCATGGTCAGACCTTGCACAGAACGGATGGGCTCTCATCAATATGTGCTTGGAGATGCGGGACAACTTGACGGTTATTATCCTTTGCCACTCTGAAACAATCAGTGACGACAACGGCATCATCAGAACGAGAATAAAAACCAACGGGCGCAAGCTTGAAAAACTGGTGCTTGAATCGAAAATGACAACGGTCGTTTGGTCGGTCCGGCAGGATGGCAAGTATAAATTCATTCTGTCAGCTGACGGGTCAACCTGCAAAGTACCCATAAACGCATTTTCAACGGATGAAATTGATAACGACATTATGTTGGTGATTAAGGCTTTGGAGGACTTCTAAGGAGGGTAAAAAATGAGAGAACGGATAAATAAGAAAAAAACTGGCGGCAACAATGCAGGACGAAGAGAAGTTCGCATCAAAATTAATAAATCTGGGCTGTTGGCAACTGGAAAGCAGCGTCATGCGCTTGCCGTTCGGTTTGCAGATGGATCATATAAAAAGGTTACAAATAACGGCTATATTGCCGTCGAGATCGACAGGGACTTGCACAGAATATATTTTGTTCAGGCGGAACCCGATGAAGGCTTCAAGCTCACTGGCACCAAGAATGAAAACAATAAGAGTATTACTTTTTCAATTTACAGTCGCAACGAATGGGAAGAAACAGAAGGATGCTATTTTCTTCTGAAAGACCACGAAGAAGGGCTTTATTATATCGACTACTCAAACAAATAAGGAGGCATAAACAAATGAAACAGTTTAGCGGTTACAAAGAAGCAAAAGCAAGTGCAAGCTCCGGAGCCAAGCTCCCAGAGGGCGCATATGTCTGCAAAATTCTGAAGGTCGAATATAAACCCGCAGACAACCCCGACTACAACGACCAGATTGAAATCATGTTTGACATCATCGAGGGAGAATTTAAGGACTTTTTCAAAAAGCAGTACACCGGCAATTCTGCAGAAGATAAGAAATGGAAGGGCCGCACGCTGATTTATGTACCCAGAGATGATGGCTCTGAGCGTGATACCTGGACGAAAAACAGCTTTGCAAAATGGACGGATGCATTTGAAAAGTCCAATGATGGTTATGTCTGGGACTGGGATGAAACAAAATGGAAAAATAAAATTGTTGGTATCGTCTTCGGGACTACCGGCACGGTTATTGATGGTAGAGATATCCAGTATACAGAAGCCCGTTTTGCTGTCCCTGCCGAACAGGTACGGAGCGGATCCGCGCCGAAGGCAAAGTTTAAAGCTAAAAACGGATACGGCAATGACGCACCTGCTGCAGCCCCAGCAACCACAGACGACGGCTGGATGAAAGTCCCCGAGACGGACGAGCCCGAGCTCCCATTCTGAAATGGACGGCTGGAAGGTTGAAGAATGCCTTAACAGTATGATCATTCTGGTGGACAGCAGAGAACAGCAGTCTGAGCGGGCACTGAAGCGTTACAGCCTGTTCTCTGTACCATACCGACGGCAAAAACTGGATTATGGTGATTACTCTGCTGTCTTTCGGCTTGACGGTGAAGAAAAGCAGATACACGCAGCCATCGAGCGAAAGATGAACCTCGAAGAATTATCCGGGTGCTTTACCTACGACCGGGAGCGCTTCAAGCATGAATTTGAGCGGGCATCTGCAGACAATGCTTCTGTGTATCTCATGGTTGAGGATGCGAGCCTTGAAGCCGTCCTGAATGGGCGGTACAAAACAAGGTTCAACAAGAAGGCATTTACAGCGAGCCTGTTTGCATGGATAGCCCGCTACAACCTCAAACCGATATTCTGCAAACACGAAATATCCGGCAAGCTGATACAAGAAATACTGTATAGGGAGCTGAAAGAAAGATTGGAGCGTGGGGACTACGGCTAATTATGGCGACAAAGGATGGATCAAGCTTTGGCGGGCGCAGATGAACACAGATCTGTATTCAGAAGAGCCTTTCGATAAGTGGCACGCATGGATTGATTTATGCTTGCTCGCTGACAGTCAGGGCGCAGTGCGAACATCCCACGAAGCCTTGAAAAACCGTTGGTTTTGGCGATCCACCCACAAAGTGCGGGCTTTTTTGGACTCAGTTGAGGGCGCAGGCTTGGGCGCAGTTTACAGCACCCCTCGCAAGGGCACTCTAATCCGCATAAAACCTGAGTTTTTAGGCATCGCCAAACCAAGGAAAAAAGGCAAGCCGGGCGCAGACTCGGGCGCAGATCCGGGCTTTGAAGAATTACTTCCTAAAGAAGTGGTCGGGGGTGCTTCTTTAGGAACCACCCCGCCCAATAATAATAAAAAGAATACTAGCTACGGTAAAACATTAGAAGAGCTACAAGCAGAATTAGGTGATGAATATGAATAACGAGTATTACCAGTTTACACCAGAAGACGCTGAACGCTTCAGAATAACGACCGGGCACAGGGCAAAACGCCGGGGTGATGAAATGGTGTTTGCATTCTGCCCCTATTGCCGGGGCGGTGCAAGCGGCGATAAAGACACCTTCTCTATCAATATGCGCACAGGTCAGTTTGAATGCAAAAGGGCATCCTGCGGAGCCAGAGGCAACATGATAACCCTAGCCCGGGACTTTCGCGACCAAGGTTTTGCTCTGTCGAAAGATGTTGATATCTATTACAACATTGCAGACACCCGCAAGCAGTTTAAGCGCTACAGAGACGCACACAAGGCCGTGCCTGTCACCGATCCGGCGGTGCGTTATCTGCAGAGTCGGGGCATCCCGGAGGACATTACCCGCAAATATGAGATAACCACCAAGCCCGGACAGGACAACATCCTCATTTTCCCATTCAGGGATGAAAGCGGCGAGGTTGTATTCATCAAGTACAGAAACACGGAGTACAAGCCCGGCGACAAGGGCAATAAAGAATGGACCGACTCCGGCAATTACAAAAAAGTGCTTTTTGGCATGACGCAGTGCGAGGACTTTGAAACGCTGGTTATCACAGAAGGCCAGATTGACAGCTTAAGCTGCGCTGCAGCAGGCATTAAGAATGCTGTATCAGTGCCCACGGGTAAGAACGGTTTTACATGGCGGCCGAATGTCTGGAACTGGCTTGTGAAGTTTAATGAAATTGTGGTTTTTGGCGATAAGGAAAACAACGAGATCACACTAGCCAAAGAGATAACCCAGTTTTTTCCGAAAAAGGTCCGTATTGTCAAGCCCAGTAGTTACCAAGGTTGTAAGGATGCAAACGAGCTGCTGCAGAAATGCGGGGCTAAGGCACTGGTTGACGCCGTGAATGATGCAGAAGTGCAGGTGAACCTTAGAATTAAGAACCTAGCAGAAGTCGAAAACGTCGACCTTGACCGGCTCCCATATTACGCCACCGGCATAAAGTCATTAGATGAGGCAATAGGGCACGGCTTCCACGATGGAGAGCTGATCATCCTCACCGGCAAATGTGGAGAGGGTAAGTCTACATTTGCGAGTCAAATTGTCGCGAAAATGATTAAAAACGGCCTGAAAACATTCTGTTACTCCGGTGAGCTGCCAGCACCGACCTTTAAAGCATGGATAGACAAACAGATCTGTGAGGGCGGTAACACCGAGGCCGCCAGAAATGCCGCTTCAGCCTTTTATGACAAAAAATGTTACATCTACGACAACAGCTCCGTTCTGGACGAAAACGAAGAAGTGTTCTCGTTGATGGCAGAAGCAATTAAATTTCTGGGATGCAAATTTATCCTCATCGATAACCTAATGACGGCCATGGAGATGAAGTCTGCGGAAGACCTGTTTCGGCAGCAGTCCAATTTTGTCACGAAGCTAACCAAATACGCAAAGGGTTTTAATGTCATCATCATGCTGGTGGCCCATCCGAAAAAGGGAGACTCAGATGACAATGACAGTATCAGCGGATCCGGGGATATCACCAACAGAGCAAATATTGTCATCCGCTACCAGCGCAAATCAAAGAAGCTCGAGGATGATAACAAGTCGCTCATTAAGATAACGAAGAACCGCACCACCGGCAAACTTAACTGGGAGGGCATCCCGGTGACCTACGAGCCGGAGTCGATGCGGATCCACGAGGACGGGGAGCCGGTCGAGTCATTATTAGAGCTGAAGCCTGAGGAAACATTTATCTATGCAGAAGAGGACTTTGCAGAAATACCATTTTAACGAGGGCTGCCAATGGATGCATTGAAGCAAGATTATGAACTGATAACAGAGTTTTGGAAGTTTGTAAAAGTCCATCAGCCAGAAGACACAGAAGCCTACTGGGCAAAACTGGTTGATGACTGCAATACATGGCACAAACAACACCCCTCAGAATTTGCGGGGGATTTGGTTTTAGCCTGGCTGAAGGAGACCGAGCGCCGGGCATTACAGCAAAGGAGGCAAGCATGAAAGCAATCCGAATAATCCCTGGCCAGCGCGCCGAGGACATCGAAGTAGAGAGCACGGTGGAGGCACTGCAGGAAGTTGTGGGCGGGTATCTTGAACCGGTGAGCATGCCCGTGAATGACATGGCGATCCTGCGTGACGAAGAAGGGCTGATGAAGCAGAAAGATTATAACTGCCGAATTATGGGTATCGACTTCGTGGGCACGATCCTGTTTGTGGGCACGAAGGGCGAAGAGTTTACCGATGTACCGACCACGGCGGCGAAGGTTGAGAAATATTGGCTGGGGAGATGATCGCATGAACACAGTGATAGCTTTGGTGCTCTGGTTCGTGGGCGGAATGATCACATACGGAATTGTAAATCACATGATGGCCAAAGAAGAAGGGAAAATGGACGGAGAAATAACATTCGATGATGTAAGCGTTATGATGAGCGTTCTTATACTGTGGCCCTTTGCCCTGCTGATGTGGTGCGCCAGCGGGATACCGCTTTATCAACAATAATAAATCACGCTTTGGCGGCGAGTATCAACACGCACTTGTCAAGGAGGATGATAAATGGATCTGAAAGAATTAACAGACAGAACTTTAGAATTGTTCGGAGTTGATGACCCTGACGATCTCGGCTCTGCACTCCTGAAAAATATCAACAGCACCGATAAACTCAAAGCCTTCTGTGATTTGGTTGACGGAGATTTAAGCATCGACTGGATGCAGATGATTTATCAATACTATCTCGCAGACCGCAAAGAAAAAAAGCAGGATTATACTCCAAAATCGCTTGCTCGATTTATGGGGATGCTTGCCGGAGATGGTGAGATAATCACTGACATGTGTGCAGGATCGGGAGCGTTGATAATCCAGAAATGGAATCAAAACCATGATTTGGAATTTAAGGCAATCGAGATTGACGGTAATGTGATACCGTTTTTGCTGTTCAACATGGTTCTGCGGAATATTCGCTGTGATGTTTACCAGATGGATGCGCTGACAGAGGAAGAGCCGATAAAGATGTGGACAGTTGAAAAGAGAGAGGTATTCGGATGCATAACCTGATTACAAATCCGCCGTATAACATGCAGTGGAAGCCTCCTGCACTGGCAGGATTCATGCCGAAATATTCCGGTTACACAATCCCGCCGGAACAAAATGCGAACTATGCATTTATTCTTTCGGGGTTGGAATTGGCAGACAGCAGGGCGGTTTTTCTACTGCCGAACGGCGTTCTTTCTTCAGGAATCAAGGCGGAGCAGGAAATCCGGCAACAGCTTATACAGCAGAATCTCCTACTTGCTGTTATCACACTTCCGTCAAACATGTTCGAATCCACCAACATTCCAACATGCTTGCTGATTTTTGATAAGCGCAAAGATACTCGCAAGATTGCGATGATGGACTTAAAAGAGCATTGCAAAGAGGAAGTCAGAGACCAAAGTGGGCAGTTCGGCGGTAATTCTCACACAGGGCGGACATATCACAAGACGGTAAATGTGATTCCCGATGACGTAATGGACAAATGCGTTGACCTTCTCAAGTCCAAACAGGACGAGCCGAACCTGTGCAAATGGATAATGCCGGAAGAAATTGCCAAACTGGATTACAATCTTGTGCCACGTCGTTATCTTGAGACTTCGACAGAGGAAAAGCACAGGTCATTCGAGGACATTGCCAATGATTATAACTATATTATCAGGCAGAAAAACGCTATCAAGATACGGATGAATCGGACTGCTGCGAAGCGTCTCGGCTATGACTGCATGAACATTGACAAACCTGATTTATCGGCGTCTTTCGGAGTTGTCGGGCAAAAGGTACTGAAAGAGGATAATATCTCTTTCGGTGCGGATGACGGAATCAAAATACAAATCAGTACAAAAGACGGAATACATCCGCTGATTCTTGATTTTTTGAACCACTGGAAGCAGATGATCATGTACCTGAACAATGAGGAGAACAGATACCTTGCGGAGTTTAGAGACGCACTCCTTCCAGAGCTGATGAGCGGAAAGATTGAGGTGAAAGACAATGACTGATTTAATCAGCAGACAGGCGGCGATTGATGCCGTGCATGAAGAATTTGACGATTGTCTTGTGTGGGACGAAAGCGGTCAAAGAACAGCGGATGAATTTGAAATTATAATCAATCGGTTGCCGCCCGCACAGCCACAGCCCGAAGAAGATTGCGACACCTGCAAACACGGATACTTTGGAGATAGTCAGTGTAATAACTGCCGGGTGAGGTTTCCGAGCCATTACGAGAGGGAGGAAGATGAGTGATGAGTGATATGTGCGATGACAACAGATTTGATTTAATCGAGAAGTACAAGAAGAAATTAATCGAAGCAACAAACATCGAAACCGCATCAGATGAAATGACAGTGCTTGACGACATCCTGTTCCGCTTCTGGCAGATGGGATGGCTTGACAGTATTGATAGGATGCTACTGGTAAAAGAATCGGCAAAAACACTTATGCATAGCGTGGGTGATTCGGTATCTGCAAAGGCATTCAGGAATGCAGGGCGGTTCATACAGAATGCAATAGATGGAGAAACACCTGAGTTTGAGAAGATACCATCCGCCCAGCCCGGCTGTGATGAGTGGTGTACGGACTGCAAAGAGTACGATCAGCAGAAACATAGTTGCCCGCGGTGGAACAGGGTTATCAGGCAGACGGTGGAGGATCTGAAGAAACAGAAGACAGGGCACTGGGTACATAAGTTAAGGCACAGCGAAGACAAACAGTTTGATTATTACGAGGAGACCTGTTCGGTGTGCGGCGCAGAAGCGCGTTTCTGGTGGCGCAATTTCAATTACTGCCCAATGTGTGGGGCAAAGATGGAGGGAATAAAAGATGAGACCGATTGACGCTGACGCAATCCCGTACACGATGCTTTACAAGGAAAACTGGCTGAAAGGCACAGGAGTTGAAAAACCGGGCGTTTGGAAAGATACAATTGACGCTATGCCAACCATCGAACTAGAACGCAAGACAGCCCGATGGCTGAGCACGAAGACAGGCGAGCCCGTAAAGTTTTTACCGATGTACCGAGCCTGCCCCGCCGAAAGCTGTTATTGTTCGGAATGCAAATCATTACTTGTTTCATCTGATGAATTTTATGCGGTCGGTCGCTACTGTCCGAACTGCGGGGCAAAGATGGAGGAGGGTGAATGATGGATCTAATCGACAGAAACAAGGCACTTGCCGAAACATGGAAAGAGCCGAGCTATTCAGACCCGCTGAATGTACTTACGGAAATTCGGGAGCGGCTGAAAGCGTTGCCCACCATCGAACAGCCCGAAATTATCCGATGCAGGGATTGCAAGTATGGGGTGCAGGATGAAATCGGCAGATGGTATTGTCGTGGGCTTGGGTGTCAGATAGGTGATGATGACGGAAGCGGTTTTTGCTCTGACGCAGAAAGGCGGGACGAATGAAAATCAAAGTTATCGAGACTGTTACGGAAATCGAAGCAACTGCATCGGAGATCAGTGCAAGTCAAACTATAAGAGATAGGTTTGCTTCGCTGTTGGCGAATGCACTTACTCCATATAGGGCATATGGCGAGGATGACGAGGATGACGAGGATGATGCAGAAAGGCGGGACGAAAATGTTAATGCTGACACTCGATGATGCTGTAAAGGTAGCGCAACGGCTTATTGCCGATGGTGTGGACGATAAGGCGATTATTCGCCAAGAGCTTGAACAGAAATGTTGGTTGCCGCCTGCACGGTCACTTGCCGCAGAGCGTTTACGCAATCTGATCTGGGACATCAACCCACACGAGATATGTGCCCAGATAGAAGATGGCAATTTTCAAACATGGTGTGGGACGATACAGAGTCAGATGCAAATGGCAGTGGTACAGCTGCCCTGCTGGACGGAGGACGATGGAAAATGAGCGACATAATCACAAACCCCAGTCATTACTGCCTCGGGCGCAAGTACGAGCCGAAGGACGTTATAAGGGACTGGGGACTTAACTTTAACCTTGGCTCAGCGGTGAAATACATTAGCCGTGCAGGGCGCAAGGGGGATATTTTACAGGATCTGCGCAAGGCAAGGCAGTTTATTGAGTTTGAGATTGCCGCCATCGAGGCAGAACGGACCGAGCTGGTGGATGAATTGGTAAAGGAGGCAGATCATGGGGCTGATTGACAAAGATGCAACCCTGAAGGCGATTGCAGACTATCTGAGGGCTGACCTTGCAGATTGTAATCACTACTACCTGCAGGGCGCGCAGGATGTGGCTGAAGTGGTGGAGAATATGCCGGAGGTAGACAATGGGCAGAGCAGAACGTCGGAGACAGGCGAAACTTAACCGAGAATTCGACCGCATGAACGAGTATCAGCAGAAGGCGGCTATCGGTAATGTTATCGACTCCCAGATAGCAAAGGTGGCGGCAGAGGTTGAAGAGTATACCAAGCACCATATCACGGGCGAGATTTATACCGCTCTTGCCGTGGTGCTCCGATCAGCGCCCTACTATTGGTCGCCGGATAAGACCATGCGGCTAATGGGCAAGGTGAGCGGGATCATAAACGACCTTAACCTTAAGCGCATCACTGACAATGACCTGATAGCTGCCGGTGAACAAAAGGGCATCCGCGTGGTGTGGGATGC